AGAGCGGCACACACAGCTTGTCAGGGACACTGAGGGATTGTTTGCCGTTAACGTAGGGGACACGACGAACAACTGGGTGGGCCGTCTAGCGCGGCTCTACGGCGAACAGAGTACGTCTGCATCGCAAGCATGGCGACTAGCCGAATGGTTCGTCGGGCGATGCGATTGGCTCTGGATGATTGGCGGTAATCACGACCTATGGAGTGGTGCGGGCGACCCGATGCGCTGGATTGCCAAACAATCTGACGCCTTATACAAGTCATCGGAAGCCCGTATCGCGCTACGTTTCCCGAACGGGCGTGAAGTGCGCGTGAATAGCCGCCACGACCACAGCGGGTCATCTATCTGGAACCCAGCGCATGGGCCAATGAAAGCCGCAATCATGGGAACCCGCGACCATCTATATGTCGCTGGTCACAAGCATGAATCGGCCTATAGCGTCCTTAAAGACCCGCAGAGCGGCATCGCGATGCACGCGCTGAAGGTCAGTTCTTACAAGGTTTATGACCGTTTCGCCAAAGAGCGGGGGTTCCGCGATAACACGCTGAGTCCATGCGCGGTCGCTATCATCGACCCTGAACTGCCGCCCGATTCGCCTGACCTGATTAAAATATTCTGGGAACCCGAAGTCGCTGTTGATTACCTGAAGGTGCTACGTGGACGCTATAAACCCTAACCATTATCGCGATGACATTGAGTGCATCGACGCTATTCGCGCACAACTAACCGATGAGGAATGGCGCGGTTACCTTCGCGGTCAGGTCGCAAAATACAACTGGCGCATGGGCCGTAAGGATGAAGCCGCGCAGGACGCACAAAAGTTACTTTGGTACGCCAGTTTTCTCGCCGGAGTTGACCCCCGTGAGAATCGATGACAGAGACATCTTAGACGAACTGGCGATGGGCGAACCGGAACTCTGTCAAAACTGCCGGTTTTTCGCCTTTCGCAAAACGACTCCGTTCTGTTCGCATCCCGAAGTGAATCGTCCCACAGATACCGTCGTGCAGTGCGGGTCTAAGTTTTTTCTTCGCACGCGGCCTTGGTTTCTGCAAGAAGCCTAGCAATAACAGCGGCCTCCGCGATGAGGCCATGCGCGGTCATCTTCGCCAGTACTTCGGCGACATCGGGTTCACGCCGCTGACCGTACGCCCACGGCGCACGGCGCATTTCGCGTTCCCAACTGCCCGGCTCTGATTCGTTGTCAATTGTCATATTGGTAACTCAAACTATCAAAAAAAGCTGCAGTTCGTCTTGCAATCCATAACCGAATAGGCGTCTCAAATTCTTGTATATCCCCAAGCAAAAAAAGTAAATCATCACTTTTTATATCGTCCGCCCCAGCCAAGAATTCTATTTCAAGTTTTCTTAAAATTGATTGCCTGTTATAAGTTTGGGCGCAAATATAGTCAAAAAACATTGAAGTACTGATTCTGTCTTTCAGATTATGACAATGCAAACACGCCTTGACTGTTTGCCTTCCTTCGTGGCGTGCTGGAACCGGAAAGTGATCCATTTGAAAAGGGCCAGCGGATCCGCAATAAAAACAATTGCTGTAATCAAATTTAATATTAAATACTTCAGCAATCTTTTCTAAATTGCTAACGGTCACCAATAATCCCTCCCGCCTCTGCTAGACCGCCAATTCGGGTTTGGCACTTGTCGCCATTCGTAGTTAGCGCATTCGCGCCAGCGTTTCAGCATTCGTCGAAACCAGTTCATATAAGGTCGGCTATCGCCACGGGGCCGAACTCCGTTGGAGGAACTGCGGCGACTGCAGAGTGAGTGCTAGAACGGGATTTCGTCGTTTAGCTCCGCTTTATCCCAGTTTTCTTCCGTTAGCCCAGCCGCCTTCTTCGGCGCAGGCTTTGCTGCTGGTCTGTCCTTTTTAGGTTCCACTGACAGCGACATATATTTGTCGCCCGTCTTTTGGCTTTCGCGGATCCACGCAGACAGGTTGTATTCCGTCCCATCGACGTTGATCGTGCCACGATAGGCAGGCCGCTTCGGGTTATCGCCAACATCGTTCTTAAATAGAACTCCACGATTCGTATTCGAATACTGGCTCACAATGTCATCTCCTGTAGTTGTTCCAACTTCAATTTCATCTCAGCCGTAAAGGCTTCGACTTCTTCTTCAAGCTCTGCAATTAGCTCATCGTCACGCTGCACGCGCTTCAGCCAACATTGAAGGTTCGTGGGCATGCGCGGATCAAAACTGCAAAACCATCCGACCTTTCGCTGCGTGCAGGCAAGCTGCCATTGCATCTGCTGAATATATTTGCTTGGGATGGTGTCCGTTAAGATCCATTCCAAGTGCGTATGACTAGCTGGAGCCTTAATTTCTAAGACGGCATCATCGCCAATCAAGCCATCGGGACTAGCCCCTGCCTCAAGCGTCGGATGACGGATGAAGCCGACTTCCTGCACCATTTCACCCAATTTCGCGCCAGCCCATGCCCGCGCAGCGTCTTCTTGGTCGATGCCCCATTGCATCTCTCTGGTTACGAAAGTTTCTGTTGGCTGACCCGTCAGCTTTTCGGTAATCAATTGCGTCATGTAAGCAGTTCGGGTGATGCCTTTCCCCTTTGCCATGACATCGGCGATGCGGCTGGCTGATACCAGACCAATGCGCGCAGCGAACCATTCAGGCGACCGTTGTTCCATCTTCTTTTACTCCGTGCAGTTCTTTTTTGCGGGTTGCGAAATGGCCCATGTAGCGCGCACGCTCATCGACCGATAACGATTTATAAAAGCGATTTAACGCGGTCAGATCGGGCATGGCTTTGATCTTATCGATCAGCGCGGGGTCGCCTTCGTCGCCCTCTGGGACATCTTCCCCCGCGTAGATATAAAGCCCTAGCCCGTGCATCGCGATGGTCTTTGCCAAGCAGCGCATGATCGCGGTATTGACCTGAAAGGCATCAGGATCGGCTACAGCGCGATTGCGATGATCCATGACGGGCAGAATGCAGGTCTTAATGTCCCCTTTGATTTCAACCGACACCTTGACCATGCCGGTTCCATTCTTCAGGTACATCACCGGAACTCCGCTCCATTCATGCGCTGTCCATCGCGCACTAGGGTCAATCTTCAGCACTTCAGCCCAAGCCCACGCCCACGACAGGTAGGACAGATTGCCTTTTTTTTCTGTGTGATCGTTGACGTTGATTTTTAATAGTTCGCTCATCGCGCCTCCACAATTTGATTACAGCTATGACCATCGCAAGGCTCTACGCAGCCGCCAATGATCATCACCAACACAAGGCCGATGATCGCGACCCATTCTCTTTTAGTAGTCATCGTCACGATCCGCTTTCAAAGATTCAACGTGGTCGCGGCAAATGTCGTTCCAGTTTTCGTCGACCCATTGGTCGGCAAATTCCTGAACCTGCTTACGGTCGCCATCGGGCAACTGATCAAGGCTCAGGTAAACCGAAGTCGGCAACAGAACCCGTGAAATTTGATTGATCGTGATATCCAGCACCGTCGTTTCGTAACGCTCTGGGTCTATCTCCACATCCATCCAGCCGACAAAGTGAAGGCCGATGATTTCAAAGTCGAAGGGAACTAGCGTTTCCATGTGACCTCCTAGGCGGCTTACGCCGCCTCACTGGTTATTTCGCGAACCAAAAAAGCGGCATAAGACTTCGCGTCGCGCGGGCCGACGATTACCTCAAGCTGACGCTTTCCAGCATTGACCGCCCGCGTGATTGATGAGGCCATTACCGTGAACTGGTACCAATCTGCAATTCGACCTTCTGGCTTAAAATGAACTTCGTAGCTTTTCATCGTGGTGTTTCCTGTCTGTGGAAAGTGGGCGGGTTTGCAGTCCCCGCCCGTTGCCTTAAAAGTTGTAGTCATAAAACTTAACGGGCTTGTCGGCCAATTTGTAGCGGTTGCCGCCAGCGTCTCGCCAACCGCGCTTGCCATTGCGAATCCGCACAATGCGCGCATCTAGCTTGCTGCTAATTACCCACCGCTGCTGATTCTGGTTCATCACTCTCCCGCAGAAACCGCCTTGCACAAAGTCAGGCTTCCATGATTCGTCGCGCACAGCCTCCATCGCACGAATGTCAATGGTCTTATCGCTGACACGGCGAACAATCTCAAAAGGGTTAACGTCTGAATATCCGATGTGGTTGGCGTAGTTCTTCGTGGTTTCCATTTTGTTTCTCCTATCTGTGGATTTGGTCAACAAATGTAGACTATCCCGAATCGCAAAGACCCGTCAAGCGTTCTTGCGAAAATAGTTTCTGGTCGTTACCCTACGCAAATGGACATAAACGAACTAGTCAAGACATACGGAAGCCAAACCAAGCTAGCGAAGGCACTGGGCGTCACGCGGGCAGCGGTCAATCAATGGGTGCTAGCAGGCCGAATGCCGAAAGGCAGAATGTGGCAGGTCATGGCAGGGGCCGTAAAACCGCCTGAGAAGCGATCTGAGGCGATTTCAGCCGAAACCAATGGTGAGGCATAGCCACAAAAAAGAAGCCCCAGAGGTTATCTGGGGCGAAGGGTTTACAGTCGGAGGTGAATGACTGTATATTGTTGTCGGGGAAACAACGCGGCT